AACTGATTATTTTCATTTCTTATTTCAACAATTTCTAATACATTTGTATCTTCTTTTGGTAGTACAATTTTATCATATATTTTTGGATCACTAAAAGAATATTCTTTAGTTTTTATTTCTCCTGAAACTGCATCTACTTGTTTTTTAAGTAAGTAATATGTAACATTTCCACTATCATCTAATTCATAAACTGTTACGTCTGTGCTATCAACTGAACTAGTAAATTTAAAATCTACTGAATCTAATGTTCTAAATTTTATATCTGATTCGGTAGCTATTACTGCATTTGATTTAACTGTTACTGCATATCTCATATCTGGTTTAGCATTTACTCCAGTACCAATTGCAGGTACTAATTGATATGCATCTAATTTTACTGTTGCAGGAGTTAATGTTTTTGGCTTTAATCCACTCATTGCAGCTAATTGATATAAATTATACCTTTCTTCTGCAGTTGTAAGAAATGATTCTCTAGATTGGGCATCTGTATAAAATGATAATACATCTCCAACATATGCAGACATTTCCAAAAACATCATTCCTGGTGATGATTCATTAAAATCATTATATGTATTTGGAAAATATGTTTTTGTAAAGTTTACTAGATTTCTACGAAACTGCGCAAAATCTTTATTTAAATATTTTACATCTTTTTTTACTAAGTCTGCCATATTACTCTACCTATGTTAATAATTGGTATTTGTTTGAACACCATTTTCATCTATTAATAATTTAATTACCTGATTTGCTCCATTCTCAGTTACTCTAAAATGCAATGAAATATCTAATGCATGTTGGTCAATTCTACGATCTACAATAATATTATCTAGAATAATATAAGGCAGCCAAGTTGCAATATCTTCATTTAATCCATCTTCTATTGATCTTTCTAAATCAACTGTACTTTGTTCAAATAAACTATCAACTATCTGCGTTCCAAAATCTGGCTGCATAAATCTTTCGCCTTTTCTTGTTAACAATAAATTTTTTAAATTTGATACAGCTTGTTCTTCTGTGCTATATGATTGCGCAAATACAGATGCACCACCCTGTGATCCAGATGCATAATTTTGATTGAATGTACGACCTGGAGCATTACCATTAAATGGTAATAATACTCCGACTGCCACATCAGGTTCAAAATCTAATGGATGATATCTATATTCTTGTTGGGCCATTATCTAACGCCTTTCTTTTTATCAATTGCTTTCATAACTGCTGAATAATCTTTTGTTAATGCAGATGTAAGATGTTCTGGTAATTCAGCTGTATTAACAGGTCGACCTTCTACATCTGTTGTTGGTATCGTATCAATTCCTCTTGAAGAATTCATCATTGATCCAAAATTAGATACATCATTAGTTGTCATCATATCTTCCATCATGGAAACTGGCGGTCCTTGTTGCATGTTTCCAAAATCTGCAGTAGCCGCAGTTTCATTTAATATATCATCTAACATTTTATTTTTAGAAAATGTTTTTTTCTTACGTACTTTTGATTTGTATGGATGTTCTTGTTGTTCTACCATTCCTTGTAATGATAATCCATGATTAATAACCTTTTTATGCGAAACTGTTTGTTCGCCTAAAATATCTTTAACTGCGGTACGAACTTCTTCTCGAACCACTTTACGTAAAATTTTTACAAAACTTTTTGTGTCCATAGTATACTCCTATCTATTCTTATTTAATATAAATATCAAGGTATACTAAATGTTGGCGGTTTTTTACGTGATTGCTCCAACTCCAGCACCAGAGCCACCAGTAGTTGTTACGGCTGTAGTAACTATACCTGATTTTATATATTTGTCTATTGCAATTGCCAACTGTTTAGCAAGAATTGCTTCTGCGGCTGGACCGTTTGCATTACTTGCGGCCTTAAATGCTTTTTTGATATCAGTTTCTAAATTTGGTAATATTAATGGCATATTATTCTCCTATTGTTTTAATTGTGACATTCGTGATACTAATGCTGCTATATCACCAGCAGCTGGATTGGCTAGTGTTGGACCATTTCCTAATCCTGGTGCGGTTGGATATGCAGATGCTCCACTAGTGATTTGTTGCATAACTTTTAAAAATTCGTCCATAATTGATAACACTTCATTCATGTCAGCTGCCCAATCCGGTGTTGCAACTTGTACTGATTGTTTTGCTGCTAATATTAAGAATTCTTTTTTGGCATTAAATACTAATCTGTCTGATGATATAACAACTTGGCTACTATCAGCCTTGTTTGATCTTGGTACACCTGTACCTAGGTTTGGTTGAGCTGTTTCAAATGTTTTTAATTTTTGGCCGGATGTCATACAAATTGTAGATTGGTCTAATTCAAAACTTTCTTTTGAATATTTATTTGTTCCTGGTATTGGAAAATGTCCATTTGTAATAAACGTAATTGGTGAACCAGCTCCAAAGATTCCACCTTCCCAATCTGCACATGCCTTTATCTCATAAACATCTTTTCCTTTGATTGCATCCGGATGTGGACTATCTTCTACTGTTGATCCAAATCTAATTGTCTGGCCCCATCTACCTTCTATAATAGTATCTCCTTCATATGGTTGCATTGGCTTTATTGTTTCACGTTCTTGAAATGTCTCTCCCATGAACGGATCTAATGCAGATTCTTTTTGTGGATTACCTAATGAATTTAAAAACTCGCCTAATTGGCCTGTTGGTTGATCTTTTCCTCTTAAAAATGTTTGTGGTAAAATTCCTAGATTTAAATTATCCTGTACATTACATGATGTTAAATAATATGCTCTTTGTGGAGTATTTCCTGGATCAGCTGACCATGATGGTCCTCTAAATGTCATAATATGTTCACCTACTAATGGAATACGTTTTACTGGTCCTAATGGTATAGCCCATTCATCATTAGTATTCTTTTTACCACCACCACCAGCTGATCGTACTTTAACTGCACCTAATGGTAATTTTTCACCCTCTTCATCTTTTGGTTCAGATGTATACGCATTAGTAGTATCAATTACTTCTAAAATTTTACTCATTGTTTACTTCCCAAACTAATATTATCTTGTTCTGCATGTATAGCATCTAGTTCTTCCTGAGCCGTTTGTAGTAACCTAGCCTTTTCTTCTTCACTCATACCAAACTCATCTCCTGAATCAGATTTTGATGAACCAACTAATCTTTGTACTACAGCTGCAAGTTTAACTAAATGTTCATCATTCTTAACTGATACATCTAGATATTCTTTTATTAACGGTACAATTACTGTTGCGTCGCCTATATTTTTAATTAATGGTTGTAATTCTTGAATTAATGTATTTATTTGTCTATCCTTCTTTTTAGAATTGTGATAGATATCTTTCATTAAGTCTGAAAATGATGTTCCTTTAAATAGTTCGAATTCTTCGTGCATGTCTAAACCCTTTATTATAAATATAAAGAGTTATGATTTTGGTCTTAAGAAATGACCTGTTCTTTGATATTCTTTAAACATTAAACCAAAATCTTTTTTAAGTTTGTTAACAACTTTGGTAATATTTTGAGTTTTTAGACCTGTTCTTTCTCGTATAAGAATATAAAGAGCTTTTTTATTAAAGTTTTCTATATTTTGTCTAATACGAAATAATTCTAATAATGAATCTGCTACTATAATATCACGTTTATTTGTGAATATAGTATTTAGATTATTATCATAGTATTCAACAAATTGATCTGTAAAATCTCTTAATACTTCTTGAAAATCTGTATAAGAAGCTTCTCCTCCTAAATCACGCTGTTCATCAATGACTGATATATCAGCCTTTGCTTTCATTTTTGCATAATTAGCATTATTTGCTATAATTAAATAATTTTTTGCAATAATACTAAAATATGAAAATGCCTTTCCTTTACCTTCTGTAAATTTATGTATCTTTTCATTTAAGAATGCAACTACCTCTGCTTTAACATCTGCATATGGTACATCAAAATAATAAAACTTAAATGTATGTATCATATTTTCTACAAGCTTATTAAATGGATAGTTTATATATTCTCGATATAATTTATCACGCTTATATTGTTCTGTTTCTTGATTATATGCAACAATTGCTTTTTCATTAATATAATCAAAGTATAATTTTTTAGTTCGCTTTCTTCCACGCTTTTTTACTTTTGGTAATGTGGCTTCATATTCAATACGTGCCTTATCTTCTTCTAACCAAATATAAAACTGATCTGCTCCAAAAAATTCTTTAACTGGCTCTTCTTGTGTTTCTTCATTCATTAGTTAACTCCACGATTTAGGTCATCCATTACTTCTTTAATAATTTTAAAGGATGTGCCTACTTCGTCTGATGATTCAAATGCTCCCATTCGATCTGCGTTTCTAATTTCAGAGTTGGCTTGATTAATTTTTGTTTTTAATCCATCAAAGAAATTATAATAATCTAAATTTGACTTTTCTAATTCTTCAATATAATTTGTAAATTCTTCTTGTTTTCTTAACTGGTTTATATTAACAAATAATGATACTGCTAATATTACTGATATTACTATAATTGTTGTTATCATTTTTTATCTCCAAATAAATCATCAAACATTTTTAATGTTGCAGTTGCTTGACTATTTTCTGCTATTGCTCCTAATTTTTTTGCTCTTGCCTTTTTACCATATGATTGATTAACAGGTGTTGATGGTATAGTATTTGGTTTTGACTTAGCCCACATTTCATATTCTATTCTTGCTGCCATGCAATCTGCTTGGTGCATTACATATCCTAAATTAGTTTTTAGTTTTGAATCGGCTGTTCTAGACATGAAATAAGGTTTATTATTTTCATCATATAAACCATCTGTTAATTTAATGCCTAACATCTCATTCCAAGTAATTTCAATACCATAATGTTGTAATAACCAAATTGATAAATCATTTACTAATGTAAATTGATTGTTAGGATTGACCTTATACATCCTTCCCATATTCTTTCTATGCCATTCTGAATCATTTGGAATATATGTTTCATTTCCTTCTCCAGGAAACCCCATCTTACCAATATCATGATTTAATGCAACAAAGACCAATTCTTCCATTGTATATCCATCACAATCAGATCCCATTGATTTCCATAACATGTATACTTGTTTAGCACATTTAATAACTCGCAATACATGGTCTACATATCCGCCTTCAAATGCGTTATGATAATGATCAATGCTTGAAGCAGGTTGCATACACATTCTATCTTCTAGATCTGTATACATTGCTTTTAGTTTGTCCTTTCTTTCGCCTTCAAAGTTATCATCAATAACTCTTAATAACTCGTTCCAATTGTCTACAATTATTTCTGCTGGTATTTTCATATGTTAATTCTTAATTGTTTTGTTACTACTTCTATTGTTCCTATATTTTTTGCAAGCCGTTTCCATGCATTAGTTGGTCTACTTGTATCCCATTCAATTGCAGTACACTTACGCTTCTTTGCTAACTCAACTGCAATTTCAAATGCTTCAACCATTCCTAAATTTGTATCTGGTTTATTTGAATACATTGTCCAAATCCAAAATATTTCATCATCTACAGTATAATCAATCCATCCATTATCCCATTCAAATACTTCATGATAATCATTAGGTGGTTCTAAAAATTCTTCATCATCTCCAGACTTAATAGTATATCTTTTAATCCATTTAAGTTGGTTAGGAGTTAATGTTCTAGGGTTTTTATGTATTATAGATTTCATCATATTACAATATCAATTACACCTATTTCCTTTGCCTCATCTGCAGATAAATATAAATCAGATCGCATATTATCTTTCCACCAAATTGCATCTTTATTTGATCTAGCTGCTAATAAACTATAAACTGATTGTTCTATTTTATTTACATAATCAATTGTAGCCACCACATCAGTTAATTTTCCTTCCATCATTGATCTAGGTTGATGGAACATAATAGTTGAGTTAACACTCATCATTCTTTGTCCGGTTGTACTTGCTAATACAACTGCGGCTGCTGAAAAAGCTTTACCACGGACAATTATATTAACAGGTTGTTTTAATGAGTCAATATAATCTACTAGTCCCATCATCTCATGAATTTCACCACCAGGACTGTTTAGTACAAGATTAATAGGTTTTTCAATATTACCTTTATAATCTTCTGAATCCCTGTATTTTAATAATGATCTAAATCTAATCATTAAATCAACAATTGTGCGTTCACCAATATCTTCATTAAAATAAATTACTGAATCATCAAAATCTACATATGAGTTTAACACATCTGTTAAATCAATGTATGGATTAATTTCAAAATCATCTTCTTGTATTACCTGCTTATTAGGTATTGGCTTTTCAGGCCTTTCTTCATATATACTCATATTAAATATAATATAACAATTTTTTCTCGTAAAACCAAATGTATTAAAGCTTTTTTAATTGACGTTCTAATCTCCTCATTGTTACATGACCAGCTCTAACATCTTTTTTAAATTTTGCTGTTTTAAGATTACCTCTTACCATTACCATCTGCTCTAAAATTTTATCTCGTAATGCACTTTTTTCTAATTTAGATAATTTTTTCTTTGCTGGTTTAGGTTCTGTTGGCTTTAATGTTCCTTTTAATTTTGGTTGTTCTTTACCTTTATGAAATACGTTACCATCTTTATCTACAAACTCTTTCATAAATTGCCAACCACGTATCCTTCCTGTTGATTTATATCCACCTCTTGTCTCAGGAGGTCCGACTGTTTTGTTAACACATCGATGACATAATACTGCAGTAGTACCAATATTAACTTCTGACCATTCGTTACATCTAGGAAATTTAGATAATATCTGCCATCCCCAATAGTTTTGATCTTCAATACTATTCCTACATATCATATATGTAATGTTATTACGCTTACGAGTTTTAAATTTTGTTGTAACTTTTTTCTTTGCCATTTTATTTATTTTTATTGTTAACCTTTTGTTCCCCAATTCTTTTTACGTGCATATTCATCTTCTAATCGTTTTTTTCTGTCCTCAGCAGTTTCTTCCTTTTCTTGATAAATATCTTCTTTAGGTGTTGCTAATATTTCTTCATTCTTTTTGATCATTTCTTCTTGATCATAATGTAATCCATCATTACCGTTCTGGCCTATAATATTCATACGAGCTTCCGATTCTAGCATTAGCTGATCCTCTTTATCTTTTACGTCTTCTGGAATATTGTTAAACGTTTCTTCTTTTTCTTCTTCTTCTAATATATCAACAAGAACATCTAATCCAATCTTTTTAGATTTTTTAGGATGAGTCATTGACTTTGGAATAGTATACGGTCTATTAAATTCTTTTCCTTCTGGTACAGACATTACTACCTTATTCAGATGTTCATTTCTTTTTTTAAAATAATCTTCTGTAGGATCTTCTGGTTTTCTTATTTGGTTGAATGCCATATTAGCTGCTATTACAAGTGCTATTGCTAATGGATCAAATACAAATATAATAAGTAATAGGAACCAGTTAACAACCTTGTTCATAGGTTGGCCAGTTGTTTCTGCAAGATATTTTAATGGACCTAATTCACTCTCAGCTTCATTTGATACTTCTTTATCTAACAATGCCATATCAGTTTTATTAATAGAATCCATTATAGCTTCTATTTTAATATTAATACCATCTCTTTCTGTGATTGTAGTTTTTAATTCTGATTGTAATGCTCGTCTTGCTGAACTAGATGACGTAGTAATTAATTGTCCTGATTGTTTATCAATGTATTGTACCTGAGCTGGGTTTGATAATGCAATTCGTAAATCTGATATTGATTTAGTTAGTCCCTGTTTTTCAATATTCAGGTCTTCTTTAGTTTCTTGAAATCTAATTTGTTTTTGATTTAAGATCATCAACGACTTATCTAATAACTCAGATTGGGTTGCTGTCGATTGATAAGCCCCAGATAAGAATCCATATATACCTCCCGATGTTATAATCATTAAAACAAAACAAGCAATTGCAAGATATGCTCTTAATACTTTATTTATAGTATCCCAATATTGATATAATAAAGAAGCAACTACGAGTTTAGCAAACTCTAATGAGCCAGCCATTATTATTACTTGTAGACTTGCTCCTGCAAATAATTTACTTAATCCAAATACTGAATAGAATGCCGCAGATCCGGACACGGCTAATGCAGCTAATGCTATTAAGAACGGAAAAAGTCTTTTCTTCATTTTTACCCTTGTATATTATCAGATGCAAATTTTATTTTCTTTCTAACTTCAGAAAATCTTCTTTGTGCTTCTTGTGGATCAATTTTCATACCTCTTCTAATGATGTCTTGTAAAATCATTATCATATTGTCTGCTTCATCCAATTGGATCTTCACTTGTGGTGCATTTTTTACTGTACTCATAACTTTTCTTTTATTTTTGGTTGGTTTGACTATGCTTCTGCATAATTATTATTAAATTATTATTTATTATAAATATATATTATTATTATTATTATTAATTAATTATATTATATTTTAACTAAACATTGGCCAATTCTGGCCTATTTTTTTGTCTATATAAACTTCTATGTTCTAATACTGCCAATTCTTTGGCTTTAGCCTCTACAACAATGTCTAAATCTAATCCATATGTACGAATCTCATCTCGTATATAATCTGAATGGGCTTGTTTTCTAATTTTATCATCTTTATATTCTCTTGCTCTACTTTCTGAATAATGACAACATTGTCTAACATCATCTGGCCAAGTAGTGGCTGCCAATCGTAAAGCTTCTTCTTCGGTGAGTTCATCTGGATGAAATGTATGATGGTGATAATCAAATGTAATTGGAATGCCTATTTCTTTGTGAATATAATCATATAACATTTTAACTGACCACATGCTAGCTTTATCATCATTCTCTAATACTAATCTTGCTTTAAGACTATCTGATAACCTATGCCAATTTTTAATCCATCGCTTGGCTGTTGAATCATGATCACCATATGCACCACCTACATGAATGTTTATTTTATTTTCGAATGAAGGTTTATATCCCATTAGGTCAAACATTTCTGAATGACGTTCTAAACCTATAATAGATTTTTCTACAACTTCTGGCCTTGGAGAACCTAATACATGGAATGGTCCTGGATGTGTAGTTAACCTCATATTATGTTTACGAGCATATTCGCCGGCTTCATATAATCTATCAGAGATTTCTTTGATCTGAGGTAATTGATTGAGTTCATAATGATCATGCCATGGAAATAATTCAGAACCTATTCTAAACAATGTTATATCATGTTCAATATTCCATTGTAAATAATGTAATAAATCAGTTGCATTCTTTAATGCACGTTCACCTATTAGTTGATAATTGCGATCTGGATACCATGTCGCTTTTCTTGCAGTTCTAGAAGTAGTTACTCTACCACCTGCCTTTTTAGGTCTATTTGTTAATGTCATATTGACACAAGCATAGCCTAATCTTACATTGTTATTCATATAATTTTTATTAGTTATTTTATAATATAATATAAGAAAAATTTGTCAATTATCCTAATGTTATTCAGGAAAATTTATCTGTAATTGAATATCATCTTCGGGATTAATTATAGAAGCTTCTTGGATAGTTTCACAACAATATAACATGCCATCTTTTCTCAATAAAGTATCAGAATTAGACCATTGTTTCATTATATTTACATCAAAACTAGGTTTTAATTTATGTTCATTTATGGCTCGTTTTACTATAAGTAACTTATCATTGAATACTATATAATTGTTGACTTGCATAATTGTTTATTTGTTCTTTAAAGGTGGTTTAACTAAACCTTTATTAGGTTGGTCTAATTTATTATCTTTTGTACCAAATTTACATTTTAACCAAATTCTTTCATGGAAGTAATATAGAATAAATTTTGTAAAAATTTCTAATGCTCCTATCTTTAATCCTACTAAAGGACTACCTGTTATTATCCACCCTAAGGCCATTGTATCTAATGTTCCTACAACTCGCCAACTTAATGTTTTTAATAAACTTCTTAATTTTGTTACTTGCATGATATGTCTTGGATATTAGTTAGGACAGAATGGATCACCAGATCCAATTATTTCATAACATCTATAATAGCGTAAGTAATCTACGGCTGGTAATTTTTTTGCATTAGTATGCCTTGTGATAATATGGCCATCATCAAATAATTTATGAACAAATGATCTTATTAATTTTAAACTATTAGAATTTAAATGTATAAAGTTATTCATTGTTGTAATAACTAGTTTACCATTTAAATTAATATGTTCTTCCATCATTGTATCTTGGAATATATCATTTAATGATTGTTTCAACTCATCTTGATCTTGTTCAATACGTTTAGATATAGATAAATTTAATCCTATATTCTGTGCATCATGTAGGAATTCAATCTTTTCTTTGTCCTCTAGAGTACTAAAGAATTGATAATCATCTGCGTCTATATGTATTTTACTTATTTCCATATAATAAAGACCTATCCGAATCTTTAATTTCTTTTACTATAAATAATTCACGAAATTGAGGCAAGGATAATTGTTTAACGCCTGCAAAATAAGCTTCGGCTTGAACTGCAGTTGGTAATGTAACTACATTTATTTGGTGACTTGATTCTGATTGTTGTTTTGTAAATAATCCGTACTTCATTATTATTCCTCTTTTATATAAATATCAATTTCTCTAGATTTTCTGAGAAGCTTGTAATATTAATTTTGAAATTTTAGTTTTTTTATCTAATGTAGATAATAAATTTAAATGTAATATATCATATACATGTTCTGATAAGTCACCAGATGTTATAATCGCATCTACCCCTTTAGTATAATAGTTAACAATTCCTTGATAGCCTCTTTCTTTAAAGACTTCTATTACTCGGTTATCAGTAATATAACGTTTATGGAATCCCATTAGTTTTTCCTAGCAATGCCCCATTTACCTGCTCGGTATGCATTATCACATAATTGCATTGATGCAGCTGCAGTGTGCATAATTTGATTTAACTCTGAGTATGTAACATCTACTCGTTTATTACCTACAACAAACGTTCCTATAATAGGTTTCATTTTAGAATATTTAAATTCTGTTGCATCTACACTTTCTTTAATTTCAAAATCTATAGTTGCATAATTTTTTCCTAAATGGTCTACTTTTTTACGATCTATTGCTGCTGTCATGTTCAAGCTTGAACGGGTTTTTGTAACTGGTTTCATAAATAATTTTTTTTGTTTATTGTTGTCTTAATATTGTAATTTTATATGCAGAATCTGAATATGAATGATCTATTGATACATTTCCTGTATCTTGTCCATATTTTTTCATTGCATAATCAAATACCTTCATTGGATCTGTTATTAAAAATTCTTCTTCTCGTACTTCTTTTGGCATATAAGAACTAAATAATACTAGTACTGATCCCATTGTACATAATGTCATCATCTTATCAAGTGTTTCAGTTACAAGAGTCAAATCATCTTTTGATGATCCATCATATCTTGTACATAATGATCCAATGTTAACACACCAATTTGATCTATCTGAATCTTCAATCTTATTCCAATCTTTGCATTCCAAATTAACATCTGGTGCATATTTTTCAAGTCCTGTATTTATCAAAGGTTCATTAATATCTACGCCTTTATAGTTAGGAACTTCTCCATCTCTTCTATATAAAAATTCGGATAAATCTCCTCTTCCACAACCAAAATCTAATACAGATTCGCCTGGTTCAATCATCTCTGTAGCTATATCATACATATCCATTTGTTGGTCTAGATCATCATATCCAACAACCTCAGGAGAAGTTTTTATATAATCAGGATCATCTTCATCTTCTACATTTTCAGGAACAGCTTTTACATCTTCTTCATCTTCAGCTTCTGGTCCAGGAATTTGTTCTTCTTCTTCCCAAGCACGTTTTTCTTCATCAGACATTGCCTCCCATTCTTCATCTGAAATATACTCATCGTCATCGTCATATTCAGATTCTTCAGCTTCTATTTCAGCTCTTTGTTCAGGAGTCATTGCTTCCCATTCTTCATCTGAAATATACTCATCATCTGAATCTGGCACCTCATCTATATTTTCTGCTGCAGCTAAACCTTCTTCTTTAGCTTTAACCTGTGCCTCAAATACCTCTTCATTAGTCGGCTCCATTGGTTTTAATTCTGCAACTTTTTCTGTAACTGTATCTTGTACAGGTTTATTTGTTAACATTTTTTTAATTCTTTTTAGCATAACGTTTTCCTCGTATTTTACGGTTATTAATTCTATTTAATTTAGTTTCAATATCACCTAAATCCATTTTCATTGGATGAGTTCTATTAAAGTTTTGAGCTGTTCTACATGCAATTGCTGCGTATTCCCAAGCCTTATCTTCACAACTTGTACTAGGCATGTAGAACTCCTTAGCAATAAATATGTCGCCATCTTGAATTTGAACCCCATTCATTGAATGAACTGGCCTCGCATTAGGATATCGCTTTAAAACTTTTCTTTGATGTTTATTGGTATTCTTCATATTAAAATGATCTAGGTCCTTGAGTTGGAAATACAAAGTCATTATACTTTTCAAATTGTCCTACAACTAAAGGTGGTGTACTTTTAACTTCACTATCACTAACAACACCTGTTTTAATTTTACTTGATTGACCATCATATCTAAGCTCAACATTTTCTGAATAATTTGCTCTAGTATGGCCATCTCTATTATGAATCCACATATTATTTGATCCACCATCTGCAATCCATGCATCTGTAATACTAGATACAATTGTTTGTCTAGATTTTGGTTCATCAACACTTGTATATATGAGTCCTGTACCTGCCTCTGTTCTTATATCATATGTCTTCTTAGTTAATTGAGTTGCATATCGTACATTTGTTATCATACCAATTTCGTACTTAACATCTTTTTTATCCCAACCTAAAGTTCTAACAACTACTAAGTCTTTTACATGATAATTTGGAACTGCTTTTTTAATTTTTTTTGCCATTTTTTATTTTTTAATTTTTAATAATTTATTTTTACTGTTTATGTTCAATTACTTTAACGATCTTAGATTTGGATACTGCTTTAACTTCAAAATCAATTCCTTGACCTTCAAAGTCTTTTACTACCATTGCTTCCGCATGGGTTACAGATTGTGCATCTACTAAATACATCTCTGTTATCTTTTTTACTTTATTACCGGAATCTACCGCTAAACTAACTTTTGCTGAATAATAACTCATAATCTTTTTTTTTTTGTTTTTATTAATATATAAATATAAGAACTTTTTATCGTAAGTCCTAATTTTTTTCATACTTTGTTTTAGAAATCTCCTGGTGCTACTTGCATACATGTTAAACCGATCTCTCTCCACATCTTAACTACTTTGTCGCGATCATCAAATACTGCTACAACCTCATGCTCAGACTTTGTTTCATCATCAGCCCATAGGTCATTGAACCATTTAAGCTTTAATGTATCA